CGGCAAGGTAGTGCCAACTCCCTAGACTACGCAAATCAATAAGACACTTATGAAACTCATCCCAGACTGGCTACGTTCAGCGATCGACGACGGAACCGGCAATGTTTCGTCATCCCGTCTCGCGTTTTTATCGGTCGTGTTTGTCACGATTATTCTACCGGGGCTCCTGTGGTTCTGGCTTTCAGGTTTGGCGTCCAAGCTGCTTGAAATCCCCGGCTCTGTCACGGGATTTGCCGGCGCTTCAGCTGCGGCTGTGGTGGTGTTGTTTGCGATCAATAAAAGGTCGGAATAATATGAGCACACCAGACCGCATATACAAAGTCTGCGCAGCCGACGCCGGGACTGTGATCGAAAACCTTACGGTTGATCCAAGCGCCGACGGTCTGCTCGCCAATCAATTCGAGGACGTTTACAAGTTCTCAGATCGGCATGGCGTCACGCATCGAAAACTCTGGGTGTTGGCCGGTGGGGCAAAAGAGAATGCCATCGACATCAACAACCGCTGTACAGACCTGCTGTTTGAAGACCTGACAGTCATCGGCGGGCAGCAGTCTGGCGTCTTGGTCAAAGGCGGGTGTAGAGACATAACGTTTCGCCGCGGGATATTCGGCGACTGCGGGCCGCGCTGCGAAGTCTTGCTCGGAGATTGGTCAGACCAGTCTAACGACAAGACAACCGGCGTTGTGCTGGATGGATTAGCGCGCACGAGTGAACTCCCGGTGCGTGTCATCGTTGGGCGGGCTGACTGGCCAAAGATCATCGGCGGAAATGTCAAGATTCTGTACTTTCAGAGTTACCTGCAAAAAGCGTATTGGTGGATCAAGTTCGCCTCGCGCAAATTATTCGGCGGCAAGCTCGCATTTTTGATGAAATGAGCACGCTGACGCCAGCACAGCAGGCCGGTTATCACGCGGGGTGCGCGTTGCGGCATATTGCGCGGGCCGCGCAGGCGATTTTTGAGTATCGCAGCGTTCGCGTCGGTCTGTTGGTCATCTCGGCGATCGCCGGCTTGCTATTCAGCGGGTGCTCAACGGCGGGCGTGCCGGTTGCTCCTGCATCGGTTGCTGTAGTTGCCCCCATCGACACGCAAGCAGCCGCGTTGCGTGAGGCGACGGAAGCAGCGGCAAAGGTTCAGGCTGACCGCGATTCAAAACTTGCAGCGTCGTCTGAGGTCATCGTGCGGCAAAACGAAGCCGCGCCAGAGTCGCCACAAAAGCCGGTGATCGCAGCTGAGGCCGGATTACTTCAGCGTATCCTTGGCGTCACGCCATCGGCAGAAGATCGCGCGACCGCGGCTGAACGCGAAACACTGATGCTGTCGGGCAAACTCTCTCAGGCGTCGCAGCTCTATCAGGACGCGAACAAGCGCGCCGATGCGCTCAACGCGCAGATTGCGGCCGCGAACGCACAGCGCGAAATGGCCTTTGATCAACTCACCGAAGCTATCGCTGGCGCCAAGCGCGATCTCGCCGCGCAACAGACGAGGCACGATACCGATATGGTTGCGCTCAAAGCCAAGTATCAGTCGGAGGTCGATGCCGCCCGCAATGAGATCATGCGCCAGCAAGTAGCGTGGTTCAACCGGATCGGCGCGGGCTGCGAAGGGCTGGCTATCGCCGCCGTTGGTCTCGCGTTTTTCTTCGGCGGATTCATGGCACTCCGCAAGGTTGCCACCGTCTCCGCATTCCTGGGCGTGGCCGGCCTGCTGTGCTTCGGTCTCGCACAGATTATAGGGCTCCCGTGGTTCAAGTGGGCGTGCCTCGGCTCTGTCGCGGTAATCGTCGTTTGGGTGGGCATTTGGATATATCGGCACTACCAGCAGGGCGACCTCAAACAAGAGGCGGAAACGCGTCTCGGGAAAGTGACCGCAACCCTCAGCGCCGTCGTTCCGGTGCTCGATGACGCTTACGACAACGCAGACGAAACGGTGCGCGGTCTTTTGGACAAAACAATTTTTAGCCGCCTCTCTGACGTGATGAAAAGCATCCCAGAGGCGAAAACGATAATCCACGAAACCCGCGCCGCATCAGTGACGCCCGCCTCATGATTACACCCAACAGCAAAGTGGCCTTGACCCTCGGCACGGCCGTTATTTTCGCGGGATCGCTGATCGGTTTTACGTGGCGAGTTGCAAACACGCTCTCAGATATCCGGCAGGAGCTTTCCGCTATGCGCCGCGATGTCTCTGACGCACGGCGCGATCAGTGGACGATTCGCGACCAAGAACGATGGGCGTTCGAGCTCGAGCGCACAAATCGCAACCTCCCGCTCTTCGTCCCGAAAGTTCCCGATCGAATACAGTCCACAAATTAACACTCTATGGCAACCTCACCTATTCGGGCGCTGGCAATCATATCTGACATACATTCCGGATCCACTGAGAGCGTTTTGCAGCCTGGATTTAAGACGGAGAAAAACCAAGAGATCGGCCGAACCCCCATCGCAGCGTGGCTGTACGACTGTTGGCAGGTTGGGCACCAATGGCTCTCTGGTGTGCTTCAGCCAAAAGAGTACGCGCTGATCATCAATGGTGATTGTGTTGAGGGAAATCACCATCGCACCACGGAGATTTGGTCGCCAGATGCGCGCAATCACGCGAAAGCCGCGAAGGAGTTGCTGGCCCCTGTTGCTCGCCGTGCCGCTAAAACCTACATGGTCAAAGGCACGGAATGCCACGTCGGCGGATCCGAAAACAGCATCGCTGAATATCTCAAGGCCGAGGTTAATCCCGAGTTTGATCAGCCGTATTGGCACCGGCTCGACCTCAACTGTTGCGGCGTGCGCGTGTCTGTGCGCCATCACTTTCCGGCAACGTCCCGCAGCTATCTTGAGGCATCGCAGCATTCGATTCAACTCGGCAATGCGGTCAACGAGGCTGTCCGCGTGGGCGACGTTGCTCCGTCGGTCCTGATTGGAGCACACCGGCACCGCACCGGGCATTATTGCGACGGCAACCGCCTGACGGTCGTGACGGGCGCCTGGCAAGGGCTGACCGCTCACGGCTTCAAGGTCGTTCCAGACGGTCGCCCATGTCCTTCCATTTATGTTCTCGACTGGCGGAATAAGGAGGACGGCGAACTTCCGGCCGTTCACTTCCGCCGCTTCAACCCGCCACTAAACCAAGCCGTCACCCTATGATCACCGAAGACCAAAGAAGCGTCACAGTCGGCGACAAGTCATACGACGCCATGTGGGCGGATGTTGCCAGACGTGCGACGATTTCCACGCAACCGAAGGGCTCCATGACGACCGATCAATTTTGCCGGAAGTTCCAGCGCTCAACTGCATCAGCGCACCACTTTCTCGACAGCGAAGTCCGCGCCGGTCGAATGACCTCGGAAAAGCTTCCGATCTCGGGTGAGGGTGGTGTTCGTTGGGTTCGCTTCTATACACCGGTTCGAGCCAAGAAGAAATCACCCACCTCTCGTCTTTAAGTTTGCAACCGTTGCAAACTCTATCCAACCAGAAACAGGAGAAATTACCATGGCTGACGCACAAACCAACGCCGCACGAATCGGCTTCCTATTAGAACCGACCTATGGCTCAACCGTAGCTCTCGCGGCGGCGCTCAAGACGCTCCGCTTTTCCGACGAGTCCATCGCGCACCACAAAAACGCCGCGTGGTCGGCTGAAATCAACTCGAACGGCGATCGCGTGCTCGTCCAGGACATGTCGAAGTCCGCCGCGGGTTCGTTCACATCGGAACTTTCGTTCACCGATTTCGAGCAGTGGTTACGCGCCGGCATTCGAGCGGGCGCAGGCGTGGTGACTGGCGGGATCACGGCCTACACCAACAGCATCGTCCAGAGCTCTTTTTACCTTGAGAAGCAACTGACCGACATCGCAAACGGGTTTCTCGGCTTCTACGGCATGACCATTTCGGAGTTCTCGCTTGCCCTTGCGGCGAACAATCTCGCGAAAATCACAGTCGGCTTCAGCGGCAAGAAGGGCACCAAGGAAGCAGCCACGCGCGGAATTAGTGCGATCGTTGCGCCCGCGCAAGACCCTGGCATGCGCAGCGGTGGTGACGTCGCGAGTCTCTTGCTTGGCGGCGCGGCATTCCCGTGCGCCGTGCAATCACTGAACCTTTCCGCAACGCTCAACGTTCGGCCGAAAACGGAACTCTCGTCCGATTCGCCAACTGAACAGCACGGCGGAACGTTCGACCTGAGCGGGACGATGAAGTGTTACTTCCCGTCCACCGCTCTGTACGAGGATTATCTCAATCACACGGCGCGCGCCCTCTCGTTCTCAATCGCCAACTCGGCCGGCCGCTTCGGCATCAACCTGCCTTCGATTCAGATCACCAACGCAACGGCTCCAATCGGCGGCGTGAATCAGGATGTCATGTCCGACATTACATTCCTTGCTTCCCGCGGCGACGTCACGAAGCCGTACACGATGGAGCTGGAAGTTGAGCCGGCCGTCTGATCGGGAACCGTTCTTTTTTTTGCGGTGTAGTTCAGTCTGGTTAGAACAGGGGTTTCATACGCCCTACGTCATGGGTTCAAATCCCATCGCCGCTTCCAAATTTCACTTATGAACCTCAATGTATTCGAGATAAATTCCGCGGCAGACGATGGCGTCTGGATCGCGTTGCAGGACGCCGAGTTCAAAATTGCCCGTGCGCAAAACCCGCGTTTCGTATCCATGTTTCAGCAACGGACCAAACCCTATCGCGCTGCGCTGGACATGGACATGCTGGACGAATCCGTCGCTGCTCCCTTGTGGGCTGGCATCTTTGCTGACGCGATCCTGTTGGACTGGCGCGGCAATGTCGCGCTTGACGGTCAGCCGCTCATATACAGCCGCGAGAACGCTGTGAAGCTTCTATCCGACAAGCGGCTGAAGTTCTTCGGGTGGGTGCGTGAACAGGCGAACATCCTAGAAAACACCCACGTCGCCGACAGCAAGATTGCCGTGGAAGCCGTAGGAAAAAACTAATCTGGCGGGAGGAATGGGGAAAAGATGAAACCTGGCTCGAACAAATCCGACGTGAAAAGGGCTGGAAAATCCCAGCCCTCGAAAAGCGTCCGACCGTTCCGCCGCATCTTGCCCCTCTCGCCACTGCGTTCGCTTTCCTCTCCCCGTCGCGCGCGCTCGGCTTTGGCGCAGTCGGCTGCATCCCGCTCGCCGAAATCTGCTGTTACCATGCCCTCTTCCCTGTCGGCTACGCCCGCACTGACTTCGTAGAACTGATACGCCTGATCGATATCGAATATCTGCGGGAAATCAACAAGCCGAACAATGGAAATTCTAAGAACACTCGGAGTCGCAATTGACGCCACGGGAGCAAAATCCGGTGGCGCGCAGGCGTCTGCGGCGTTCAATCAGGTCGGGCAGGCGGCGAAGGATACCGAAAAGGCAGTCAATCAATCATCGCAAGCCGTCAAGGCGACGGCGGCGCAGATGCGCCAGGCGGTTTCCTCATCTTCGATGTTGCGCTCTGAGATGGCGAGCCAGACTTCGGCAGTTGGTCGGCTGAACGCCGCCTTTTGGAGCACCAATACGACACTTACTGGTGTCGGCAAGCGCATTGGGAGTTTTGTCGGTGAACTGATGACGATGAAGAATGCGATCGTTGCGACGGGACTTGGCCTTTTTGCCAAGGACCTCATCGACACGGAAATCAGAGTGCAGGGCGCGGCGAATGCGCTTCGGTATGCGTCCGGAACGGCTCAAGAGTTCGCGAAAAATCAACAGTTTGTCCGTCAAGTATCCAACGCGCTGGGACTCGACTTGCTCCAGACTGCCACCGATTTCTCGCAACTTGCCGCCGCCGCAAAAGGCACGGCGCTGGAAGGCGCGGGCGCGCGGAACGTCCTGCTTGCGACCGCAAAAGCGTCAGCAGCGCTGCACCTTTCCGCCGCGCAAACGAGTCAGATCATCGTCGCGTTTTATCAGATGCTCGGCAAAGGGACCGTGCAGGCGCAGGAGCTGAAGTTGCAGCTTGGCAACGCGCTCCCAGTCGCGATGCAGCTGGCCCAAAAGGCCACCGGCATGACGAGCGCTGAGCTGGAGAAGATGATGGCTACCGGAAATATCGTCGCGACCGAGTTTCTGCCAAAGTTTGCCGAAGAAATGGACAAGGCTTTCAGCTCGGATGCGGCTAAGAACGTCAATTCCGTCAGCTCCGAAGTTAATCGACTCAAGACAGCATGGATGGACCTCAAGAGCGGCATCATGGAAGGACCGATCGGCGATGTGATGGTTGCAAGCCTCGTGAAGCTGAAAGACTTTCTCCATGATCTAGCGCCGCTCGTTACGGGCATCGGCGAGGAATTAAAAGCGATTCAGAATTGGTCAACCGGAGGAATCGATAGCGCTTATATTTCCGCGCACCTAAACAAACTCGGCGTCATGGCCCCTCCCAACCCCGAGGCAGATAAACGCGGGCTCGCCGGGACTGGCCATAGTAGCGGAATAACAATTCCGAGCATGGAAGACGTTACGCTTTCTGATTCCGTGAGGTTCACGGATGCCGCAAATCAGACACGCGCGCATGGGCTCGATTTGATCACGATGGCTCAAAGCCAGTACGCCGCCCAAATTGCCAAGACAGGCCGCGAGCTTTCAGCCGTCAAAGACATCGGACTGGCGATCGAAGGCGCAAAAGTATTTGTGTTCGACAAGGCAAAGATTGACGGCGCTTCTGAAGCGCTCGGCGGGCTCGAGGCGGGCGCGAAATCCATCGCCGATGTGAATAAGAATCTGACGCTTGTGTTCGGCGACATCGACGAAATGTCGAAGCAGAATATCGAGCAACTGCAGTCCATGACGGACGAGCTGGATGCTTTCTTCTCTGACCTTGATGAGAAATCGGGCACGATGACCTCGCAGCGTTCCAGCCGGCGTGGCTTTCAGGAAAAACAGACAACCACTGGCAGCTTTTTCGCTGACATGTCCAAGTCGGCCAAGTTGGCATCAGCTGACATGAGCGACATGTTCGCCCAGGCGAAAGCCGCTGGCGAAGATACCGTGCAGGCGGTCACCTCCGGGTTTACCGGATTCTTTGACGGCATTATCGACGGCACTAACTTAGGCATGGAGTCATTCCGAAAAATGACCTCTTCGATTCTGAGCGACATTGCCAAGATCATCGCCCAGCGCGCGGTAATTCAGCCGATCGTTGGGGCAATCATGGACACTGTTGACGCCTACTTCAACGGCGCATCCGCAGGCGCCCCCTACGGCGGCGCATCGTCGGTCCCTATTGGCACCGGCATCTGGCACACGGGCGGCATCGTGGGCAGCGGCGCAAACGTCATCCGCAACGTCGATGCCTCTCTCTTTCACCACGCGCCCCGCTTCCATAACGGTCTGCGCCCTGACGAATTTCCCGCGATCCTGCAGCGCGGTGAAAAGGTCACGCCGGCAAATCAAGTCGGGCGCGAAGGCGTCGTCATGTCGATGCCGATCACCGTCAACGTGGACGGCGGCAAGGGCGGCACCCCCGAACAGAATAAGAAATTCGGGACCGATCTTGCTCGACAGCTCGAGGCGACAATTGACCAACGCATTGCCCGCGCGCTCATGCCGCGTGGCGTTCTTAGCTCCGCCCGCGCATGAGCGACTTTACTTACGTTCCGTCCTACACGACCAGCGGTTCCGACAAGTTCGCTGAGCTTAAGACTCAATTTGGCGACGGATACACGCAGACGACCCCGGACGGAATCAACGCAATCAAGGAGACGTGGAACCTCGTCTTCGACCCCATCGCGGTTGCCGATATCACAGCCATTCGCGATTTCTTTCGCAGCAAGGTGGGCCAGAGCTTCACGTGGACGAATCCCAGTGGGGTAGAAAAACGCTTCCAGCGGACCGGTGAAGTCAATTGGACGCTTGTCGGGCTGAGCGGAACCCTTACCGTCACGATTGAGGAGTACTTCGGCGCATGAGCACGGAGCCGCCGATAGTGGTCATTACGGAACTCCAAAAGCTGGAGCCAGACGCTTTCATTGAACTTTTCCAGCTCGATTGCTCCATCTTCGGCGGCGCCGTTTACCTGTTTCATAATCAGCGCGTCCAAGGCACGGGCACCATCCAACTCGGCGGCCAGACCTATCAGCCGATCGGCATGGAGGCCAACGGATTTGCGCTCAACGGAACAGAGCAGGCGCCCACTCCGACTATCACGATTTCGAGCGTTGGCGGCGTCATACAGTCGCTCATTACCGAGTTTGACGACCTCGTGGGCGCGCGCGTCAGACGCATCCGCACGTTCCGCAAGTTTCTCGACGACGGTTCTGAGCCGGATTCGACCGCGCGTATTTCCGATGATGTTTACTTCGTGAACCGCAAGACCGGCGACGTGAAGGAAGCGGTGACGTTCGAACTGGATTCGTCGCTGTCGGTGGATGGCGTGATGATCCCCAACCGTAAGATTCTCGGACGCTGCCAGGCGCAATTCAAAGACGGCGTGAATTGCCCCTACGTTGGCGCCGACTCAAGCTGCCTCAAGAAAGTAACTGACTGCGCGGCCAAATTTGGCGCTGACGCGGTTCTGCCGTTCATGGGATTCCCCGCGGTCGAACGCATCAGCCTCACAATCTGATGAGAATCGAAGCTCAACTCTCATCGATTGCGCCACGTTTGCAACAGCTTGCGGCTTCTGCAAAACCGGCCGAGGCATGTGGACTCATTAGTGTAAATGATGATATCGTTTCCTTGCTGAATGCCGCCGCCGATCCGACGCGAGACTTTGATGTTGGTCCGCTTCATGTCCTAGCCGCCGGTTTCCCTTGCTTCCGCGCGATTTGGCATACCCACCCTGATGATGAGCCGCCTAGCGCGCCGGACATCGCGGGATGCAGCGCAACGGCTGTCCCATGGATCATCGCGGGGCCAACCAAGCTTTGGGTTCTCCACCCGCGCAAGCTCCCCTACATCTGCCGCGACTTCACCTACGGCTCCGACGATTGCTGGCAACTCGTCAGCGACTGGTTTGCCGGCGAAAAGGGCATCTTTCTCCCGTGGTTCCCTCGTCCGCCGGATCGCTGGTGGCACGAGTCCGGACCATCGCCGTATCTCGAGGCGGCGACGGCTTACGGTTTCGCGGTTCGCCCGATCGCGGAGCACGGATTTGCCGATCTCAAAACCGGCGACGTGCTGCTGATGAAAATAGCCGGACTGCGCGTTAATCACGCGGCGGTCTATATCGGCGGTGGAGCGATCCTGCATCACCTCTACGGCTGTCTCTCGGAAATAGTCCAATTAGACGATCGGCTTCAGCGGCTGACGCTGTTTGTCGGGCGTCACGAATCGCTTTCACACGCATGACAACCATATTTCTTTACGGCGAACTCGCGGAGAAATTCGGCCCAGTCTGGAAACTGGCGGTCAATTCGGTCGGCGAAGCAATTCGCGCCATCGAGGCCAACCGCCCCGGACTGATCGCGTACCTCGATGAGTCAGGCGGGCGTGGGGTAGATTTCAATGTGAAAGTCAACGAGGTCGATACGTGCGACCGCGATCAGCTGGCGGTCTCGCGGCGGATTGACACGATTCGGATTTCGCCTGTCGTTCGCGGGTCAAAAGACAGCTGGGTTGGCATCGTTATAGGAGTCGTGCTGATCATCGTCGCGGTCATTTGTCAGCAATACGAACTGCTCCCCGGCATCATGTCTGGTATGGCTGGAGGGGCGGCCGGAGCGGGTCTTTTTGGCGGCGTAGTAGGAACAATGGTCGGCATGATCGGTGTCTCGATGGTGATTGGCGGCGTAGCCCAAATGATCGCCGGCACACCTAAACTCGGCGGTTCTGGTATCCAGGACGGCGGCACCGCGGGCGCACTTTTCAATGGCCCGGAGAACACCACGACGCAAGGCGGGCCGGTGCCGCTCTGCTACGGCGGTCCTATCCTTGTCGGCAGTCAGGTCATCAGCGCAGGCATCACAACTGAGGACACGTCCTATTACGACGGGACATATCTCGGCAACGAGTGGGACCCGTGGGCTGTGTCATCAGATGGCCAGTACGGAGTCCCATCTCCCATTACCTAAAGCAATCAGTTCACCATGGCCCAAACTCTCCAGGCTTCGCAGCGCGTTCGCATCCTTGACCTCATCGCCGAGGGGCAGATTGCCGGCCTTTGCGATGTTGACGGAAATATCGTTCCCTACGCTGATCGGAACAAGGGTATCCTCCTGGACCTTACGCCGATCCAAAACGGGACTGGAGAAACAGCAATTTCCGGCGTTCAGACCGATTTTAGAATCGGCGCCGCGAATCAACTTTACATCAACGGTTTCCCGTCGGCAGAGCAGGAGGTTTCAGTCGAAGCGCAAGTTACGGCCGGCACGTCGATTCAACGATCAATTCCAGCCGGCTCTCATAATGCGCTCAAGCTGAGCCTGCGCATTCCATCCCTCTATAGTTACGACTCGGCCGGCACCCGGTCAGGCACATCTGTTTCATTTCAAATCGACCTCAAACGCAGCGCAGACATCGTGTGGGAAACGATCACGGCTGATTCTGGCACGATTCAGGGCGAGACGCTTTTCCCCTATGTTCGGCAGTATCGTGCGGCACTGAAAGGCGTCGGCCCTTGGGATTTGCGCGTTGTCCGTCTGACGGCTGACACCTACGACGCGTCGAAGCTGCAGAATGATACGTGGTGGCAGTCCTACACGCTCGTCACGGATCAAAAGTTGATGTTCCGGCATTCTGCCATCGGAGCGGTCGAAATGGATGCCAAGGCAAGCCAGTCGATTCGTCCGCGCGCGTATCGCATCAAGGGTTCGCTCGTCCGCGTGCCGTCGAATTACAATCCCGTGACGCGCAACTACACAGGCGTATGGGACGGGAATTTTGCGGGCTGCGCGGTGACGCTGACGAGCGACTATACGGCCTTTAGTGCCGCGCTGGCGGTCTCAGCACTGGCGAGCGCGCTGCCGAACAACAGTCCGATCAGGATAACGGATGCGTCGGGCGTTGTATCCGACGCCTACCTTGACGGCGATGCTGCGGTGGGCGCGACCTCGATAAATATCAGTCCGATTCCGCGCGAC